CTTTTCCAATCTCTTTTGCGAGAGGTGTGCCAAGAGGTATCGCATACAATATAGTATTGGGATGGAAAGTAATATGATTAACTCCATTTATTTTCTCCTTTTTCAAATCACCTTTATCAAACATAAAGTCCCCTTGGATTACATCTTTAATTCCAAGTCCTTTTAGGTTATCAAAAGCTATTTTTAATTTTTTAGATAAATCGCCTGATGTATCAGCATCAATATCGGCGTGGTTCTTATATACTTTAGGATTAGCATTAAAGATACCTTTCTTCGCTACAAAGAATTTTCCATCTCTTGGATCCTCTCCAGCGAAAAGGGCGGGGGCACCGTCCCATTTGACAGTAACATCCATTGGTGCTTTTGTGTTACCGCTCAACATATCCCTCAGTGATCTGAGCGCTAGGATTGCCTGGCGTGCCCCCTTAACTCCGCCGTCCAAGATTAGATCCTCTAAATGGACCATATGGGTATTCTTAGATTCGGCTAAATAGTTAGTTAATGATTTCATTTTAATAATGCCTTAAATTCGTTTGTCGCCACTGCATTAAAATTAGGTGCTGATCTAAAGTCACCCTTATATCTTAATGTAATATTTGCAATTGTTGTTTTACCCACAACAAGATCAAATTTTAAATTAGCTGCAGTTGCTCCAATATCAAAAGCTTGTTTTGCCCCTGGTGTTAAAATCATTTTAGCTTTACCACCCGAGAATAAATCATCAAGCTTTGTGGTTGTGGTTTCAATATCTTTATATTCGCCCTTTTCTACAACAACTCCTTTTGATGGTCCATAATCACCCACACCAGTAACAAGAGCAAAATCAAAGTTGACCTTTTTTAGTTCCTTAAGGTCTGATTTAAATATTAATTGAACCAATTGGTTAGCAATCATATCACTATTTTTATCAATGGTTTTTGCCATTGTTTTAAATAGTGTTCTCTTACCTTTTAATACTCTGTTAATTAGTTGGTTATCTATTCTTTGGATAAATTGTTTCCAATTTTTAATTGTTGGTTTATCCTTTTTAATGTCCTTCATTAACTCTGGGGACAATATTTTTGTTTTCATTGCGACCTTAATAACATGTAAATAAAAGGCTCCAGCATCTCTATCAATTTGATCTCTTAGTTTGTCAAACTTTTTATCTGCAAGTAACCCTGTAAAAGCTTTATTAATTAATGTTGGGTCGGTTTCTGTTGATCTTTTCTTTTTCTTTAAAGAAATACCACAGTAGTTACTACCTTTTCGTATAATAAAATCTGAGGAATTAAAGTCCTTCATACCATATTTCGTTCTTTGAAATTGTTTTACATCATCGTCCCAGGCTTGGCCCGTTAAATAAACCATATCGGCATTACCATACCCAGCATCTATAATAGCATTAGCAGCCGAAACTGCCTGGCAAAGATTAGAATAGTTACCTACAAGAGAATCGACTTGACCCTGTTTATAACCTTTTACCTTTCCTAATTGTGCTCTTACCATTTCAATGAGTTTATCCATTTCATTGGAGTCATTGATTTTATGTTTGGAAGGGAATACACATAAGGCTGCAGTCATTAGTTCATGTGGATCATCACCTAATGAACCACGACCACCCATTGGTCTTACATTGACATAAACATATTTTTCCATATCTTTATGTTGAAATGCGTAATCCTTTTCTTTCCTTGAACCAGGAACTTTATCCATTAATAATTCAAGGTCAGGGTGTTCGTTAATAATTACCTTAGCCAAACCAGCATACTTATTTCGATCCTTATCTGGCATTTGTTGTGATATACCAAGTTTTTTACCACTGGACTTTCCAGCTCTTAGATCGATTTCAATTGTTGTTTTAATGCCACCAATCTGATTGTCTATATCCTCTAGCATTGCTATAACAAAGGGATTATCATTACCATTATACTTTAAGGTATTGATGTCCTCTATTAGACTTGGATAAAAGCTACTAAATTTACGCATATTGTTTTCCCCTGTTTAAGGATATTATAACACTATTTATAATAAATGTAAACCTAGGTTTTTTTATAAAAAGGATTAGGGGATATTTCACCCCCTGGATCGACTGATATGATTTTTTTCTCGTGTAATTTACGAATGGTGCGTTCCGCGCCTTCTCTGATTCCAATTTGAAAGGCTTGGTAGCCTGCGCCTAGAACACAGAGGAATACAATAATGTATTCCATTATATTTCTTTTCTGATTGTTTCTGTGGTATATCCTTTATCTCTCATTTGAGATTCAAAAACCATAGCTTCTTTCAGGCCGTCAAACATGTAATCAGCAATAACATAATTTCCATTCTTTACTATCACACAAAAGGCTTTGAGTTCGGGCTTATGTATTTTAATGTCATTATTCATATACATGTTATACCTCTAATAACTCCAAGAATTGGTCAAATACACCAGGATTGTCTCTTGTAACCCTTAGTATATTTCTTTTAATAGTGGAAACATCGTCAGAATACCCAGCTTCTTTTGCATCAAGCATTCTTTGTTTCACCTTTTCAAAATTAAATTTAAAAGGATCTTTATAAATTTTAGGATACCATTGCATATTCTGTAGGGTATCAATACTGATTCCTTTATATCTTAATTTTGTTTTTGTTTTTTTGATTCTTGTATAATCCATTGTTGCTCCATAAAGTTAAAAATGAGGAAGCCTTTTCATCTTCCTTTGTATGTTCGGCCATAAACCCCTAACGCTTTAGTCCGTCCGATAGGCGACGCATAATAGTATATTATACCATATCTAATGTATAAAGTAAACCATTAATTGACTTCATTAGCCTCGAACCATTCTCTGAGCTCGTCCTGGCCAAAGACGATATCGCCATCTTCCATTAGGAAAGAGGATACATATCCTTCTCTTTCGCCACCAATACCCATAGTCCAGGCTTCGGTCTTTTCTAAGATTTCTCTTCGCATCCAACCATCTTCGCGGTTATCAGTAACTCGCATGGTTTGAAATAAGCCTGGCTCATTTTCAAAGATTTCAGTAATGGTATCCCACTCTGGGACGTGTTTATCTAAATTTGATACGACCTCAGATTCAATAATATATTCCTCTGAAGCTGGATTAGAGTATTCAATTAGGTGTGATAACCTAGACACTAAAGCACTTGCTTCACCATTTGTTCCAGTAAAGTTAGGAACCACATATGAGGTACCACCTTTAAATTTCCAATATGGTTCTGAAACCCCGTGCACATAACCCTCGTCATGCGCTGCATAATTTTCTCTATATTGTGTATTGATAATTAATTTCATATTATACTCCTATTAAATTGTAATCGACTAATTCATTGACTTCACTAAAACTAATAAAAGAACTATCAAATTCTTCTAATGCTATATTAATTAAAGTCTTAACTTCATTCTCTGTAAAACTACCACCGAGTCTATACTCTAGTCTGATAGTTTCGTTAACATCTTCTGCAATACTTTCTGCGTAATTTTGTTCTGTTGTCATTACCATTTTACTACCTCTCTGTTAATTACATATTTGTCGTTTGGATAATATCCAACATGAACAATCCTACCGCCAACAACTTCGTCCTTAAAATTTTGTAAATTAGTAAAATTATAGTCAGCCTCAGCTTCAGTTGGGTTTGAAATAGGATTATTGAATTTTTCAATAACGCCATTTAAATATTTGATTTCAGCTTCTAAAGTCATTATGATACTCCTAAAATTTTTAATATTACTGGAAAGGCAAATAAAGCCAACCCTTGTATAAAACCCCAATCCATTATGAAGCCTCCTTTAATTGAGTTCTGATTTGACCAGCAAACTGCCAAGCATTTAAGTCGCCACCAGCTTCAACACCAAAGTCGTTCATATTAACTACTAGTTTGTAGTACTTAGAACCATTGATGAATTCAAATCTTTCACCTTTTTTATATTGAGCTCTGAACCAGTATTTATTGTATTGTCCTTGGACTGGAACCAAATCATATCCCAATTTATTTCTGAAATATGTGACGATTTTTCTAGCACTGTAGTGCCCCTTTTCTGCGTTTGCCTTTGCGATTATATTATAAGCCATTTAATTTACTCCTTATCAATTAATTAAATATGGTACTATTATACTCTAAAATAGAGGCCCTGTAAACACGCTAGATGAAAAAGTAACACAATTGTTACATAGATGTTACACAAATGTAACAAAACTGGGGATTTGAGGGAAAAAAGAAGGGGAGTTATGAAAACTCCCCCATGAATGTCATATTAAAAGGTTATTATACTTCTTTTGCTATAAAAGTGTAAACACCATAAGCAAGGGCTACCCAAGCTAGTAAGTCAACTAAGCCACCTAATAGTAGGTAGGATAATGATAGTCCGATGATCATGCCACCGTCCCAAGATGTGCGTTCTGCCCATCTCTCCATTAACCATGCTTTTGCGTTATTTAACATATTCATATATTTCTCCTTTATATTTTAAAGTTGGCGAAGGTATCTTCCGAGTCACGATCACCAAACTTGTTTATCGGCTTATCCGGAATAGGATCAGACATAATGTCTGCTTGAGCCGACTCCTCTACATCATATAGTTTCATGCGGGAACGATCAATACCAATTACAAATCTCTTATATTTGGTTGGATCGTTATAACGATTTTTCAATTGTTTTACCAGTAGCTGGCCAAGTTCCTCTAGTTCCTCTGTTGATATAAGAGCAAACATGAGGTCTGCCGTAGCTGGTAAACCAAATGATTCCGATGTATCCTCAAGCCCAACATCAGTATTACTGAAGCCTGACCTAGTGGTCTGAGTTGCAGACACGATCGGTACATTAAATTCGACAGCAAGACCACGCAATTCCTCTGCAATTGCCTTGATGTACGAATAACTATTTATACTCCCTCCAAGCCCACGCATACGGCTAGAGGAGCAAATGTTTAAATAATCAATATAGATCATATCAGGTTTAAAGTTTTTCTTCATTTTAAGCTCATTGAGTAATGCTCTAAAATGTCCTGTATGAGCTGCTCCTGTTGGATATTCCTTAATAATAAGTTTTCCAATAGAAGCCTGTGCGATTTTTTGTATTTTGGAATCAAAGGCTGGTTTGCCAATCCTTTGTAGTTGTTCGATAGGTAGATCCATTAGGTTAGCATCGATACGCTCTGCGATTCTTTCTTCTGCCATTTCCATGGTAATATATAAAACATTCTTGCCTTGCTGTAGGACCGATGCGGCGCAGTGACACATAAATAAAGATTTACCTACACCAGTCCCTGCAAGAGCAATATTTAAAGTTTTATTAGGTAACCCACCCTTTGTAACTTTATTGAAATAGTCCAAATCAAATGGAATTCGATCTTCTTTATGGTTATAGAAATCAAATCGCTCATCAGAATCATCAATATAATCATGACCAATCTGTTGGTCAAATGAAACACCTAGAGCTTCTGATAGTATTTCTGGTATGGAACCTTCAGTCCTTTCACTATCTCTACCATCAATGATACCAATTGAATCCATAATAGCAAGATGGACTGCTCTGTCCTTACACCATTTCTCAGATTCATTAATTAAGTATTCGGTATCAACATCTGTCTTTGTTTCAATCTCATTTATTAGAGTTGCAGCATTATTTAGAACCTCATCAGGTGCACTGACCTTTCTGAGCTCTAATTGTAATACTTTAGATGTTGGTAAATTATTATGTTCGTGTACAAATTTAGTAATTAAATCGAAGACAACCTTATGCGTGCCTTCGAAATAATCCTGTTTTAAATATGGTACAACTCTTCTGCAATAATCTTCGTTATTGAGTAGATGATTCAGTATGTGTGTCTGTAGTTGATTCGTTATTTCCAATTCCTATCCTTGCTAAATTATTTTCTTCTCCCCATTCTAAACTGTCGGTAATAATATGTTGTAATACAGAGCCCAGATAATTTTTAAAAGCCTCGTCCTCGTTTATTGCATCGAAGTCGTGGTCAGCTGGGTCCTGTATATTAAAAGTAAACCCTAGGGTTGCCATATCTAAGTCTGGGGATTCCTTGACTGATACAGCACCATAGACAACTATTACATCTTTCCAAGTTCCTGTTTTGAGTTTGACTCCATGGAACTCAGACTGTGGATTTTCTACAATAGAATAATCCGCTTCTGTTATATTATACACTATCCTACTCCTCTTGTAAAGTGCTTTCCAAATCTATTTCAAGCATTGGTTTGTGACCAATTGAATAGTATGATTTTACAAATTCTTTAAAGTCAGTATTTTCAA